GCCGGTTAGGCAGATGCGCCACGTTCGCCGCCGATTGCACTTCGATAGCCGGGGCCTGCCCCGGCTGTTCATTGGCCAGGAGGGCGTAAGTTTCCTCGTGACTGTCGCCTGCCATCTGGAGGCGTTCCCGCAGGATCGCTAAGCCTTCCACCAGGTCCTCCTGGCTCAGGCTTAGTACTCCCGCCTCAAGCATGTTGATCACTGTCAACGCGCTGCGGATCTTCTGTCCTGTCGTATCCATCGAATCCCACACTTGCACTTTTCCTTTCCTCCTTGGCAATCATGCCACTAATGCAGTTACTGGTTTTTTATACAGTATCATGCGCCGGATCTCTTCATCAGGCCTGCCACGTACTCCAACTCGAAACCGATCATCCGTTCGTCAGCCCCTGGAGCAAGCCAGCCCATCACGATTTCACGTCGTAGCACTCCGATGACCCGTGACAGAGGTAAACCGAGAGGGCGCGAGCAGCGAGCAGCAATCGCGAATACCTTCTCCGCAAGTCCCAAGGGATACTTTTCATATGTGTCTACACCATCACACTGCAAAGTATCCCTGTCGCTCGAAAACGCAACAGGCGCAGCCTGGAGGGCCTCCTGGGGTTGCTCTGGGGCAGGCTTAGGCTGATGGGCGGCTTCTGTCTCGTGGGTGGTCAGAGAATGAACCCCGAGGGCCTTGCGGCGCTCGACGTAGTCCATAATGATGCCCCAGCTATCGGGAGTGATGGCAAAAAGATGGCGACCGTTTGTCTTTCGCTTGCATACGTTGGCGCCCAGGCGGGCCAGGATCGACTTGACCAGCGTGGTGTAGCAGCGGCCTACGCCGCCCCCGATCTTGAGGCTGGCGTATAGATCCTGGGTCTTCTGGCTCTCAGTGATCATCGCGTGAACCTGGCGCATTTCAGCCCCGCCGAATTCCCCTTCGCCAGTGAATCGATCGACGCCCAGGATCTCGAAGATTTTGACCAGCATGGCCCGTGCGGCCGTCTTGTAGCGCTGTTGAGAAAGTACGACCCGCGCCTTGCGCTGGGCCTTGTCGTAGTCGCGTGCCTGCTGTTCTTCCGCCTGCAGCAGCTCCATGGCGTGCACCTTGCCCACGCCGCGGTCGTCATAAAACGCAATGTCGATCGGTGTAGGTTCGTCGACACCCAGCTGGTGCGCGATGTGGTAACGGTCCACCTGGGCGCTCTCGCGCTCGCTGCGCACTTCCTGGCGATTCAGGCGGGTGAACTCTTCCTCGTTTGGCGTCTCGACGCTTTCGATCAGCTCACAGCGCCGATCGAAGACGATCTCGCCCGCAAACTTGCGGTTGCTGCGGCTGGCCTTGGCCAGGTCGCTGTCCACGGTCAGGCGGTTAACCTGGTAGCCGTCGGCGTAGAGCATCAGCAGCAGGTTGTTGGCGAAGTTGTTCTTGGCCGCGTTTTCAGTGGTGACGCTGGAAAGGAACAAATGATCAAAAGCGCTTTTCTTCCTGCGCAGCAGGATCTCATCGCTGGTTTCCTCGAACTCGCACGCGATTTCATCGGACGCCAGGAAGCCGCGCCATAGGGTTTCAGGGTCAGTTGGGCGCAGGCCGGTAGAGTGGCCGATGCCGACAACGTAGTGCCTGGAGGTACGATCGCGGCGCAGCATCTGGATGGCGTCAGACGGGCCGACGGAGTTACCGCTGAACAGGCCGATATGGTGATCGAAGTGGGGCGTGGTCATCGATACGCCCGAGCTGATGGCCGGGGAGTAGATGAGGACGTCGTACTTGACCGCCTCCTCGTTGGGGTTGCACAGGAACGCGGTTACGTCTGGATCCGCCTTCGAGTCGGCGTGCACCAGGAGCATTTTGACGGGCTTGATCTTCTCCTCGTCCACCGCGGCCTCGATGAGGGCGGCCATCTTCTTGCCCGATTCGGCCGAGTCGTTGGCTACCAGGACTCGTTTACCGGCGGCAATGAGGTCGACCGCCATTTGCCAGGCGCTTTCGTCGTCGGTGTGGTCGACGCGGATATGGTCGTTGGCGCCTGTCACTTCCAAGATGGTGATCTGCTGGCCAGGACGGGCCATTTCGCAGAACTCGATAACGGTGTCGTTAGCGTCTGCATCGCACAGCAATACACGCTTGGCTGCGGCGACCGCTTCCAGGAGTGCGTCCAGAACCTTCACGCGGCCTTCGACCGGGCCAGTGGTGACGTGGCGCACGACCTGGCTGGCTTCATCGATGCAAAGGGTGTCGACGGTGGTAAACCAGGAGGTCTCGTGGGAGTTGTAGAACTTCGGGTGAGTCAGGCTGTTGACGCAGCAGGCCAGGTGGTAAATCCCGGGCATCATCGCGGCGCTGACGTTCTGGTAGTGCTGAATGTCCAGACGGGCCGCGGCGTCGTCCAGGAGCGAAATGCGGTGGGCGATATAGGCGGCTTTCGGGGCGGCCTGCATCAGAGGGGCGATAAGATTTTCAGTCTTACCAGCGCCCATTGGTGCGCGGACGATGACGATACCCTCGAGCGACTCGACCAGGTCGGCCAGGTGGCCCGGCAAAATATAGCCACCATGGGACGCGCGAACGCCCTCAATGCGAAGGTGCTGGATGTTGGGCCTGGCCAGCGCGCCAGCCGAGAAGCCGCGCAGCCGTTGAGCGTCAGCCATCTTTTGCTTGGCCAGCCACAGGACGCGGCTGCGGATCTTGAAGCGGCTGGCGTTGCTGCTGGCGGGCAAGCAGGCCAGGACCTGGCGCAATACTTCGGCGCTGGTGTGCTTGATCGGCACCAGCATCATGCCGGCGGTCACCGCTGTCAGCGCGGCCTTTTCGGATTGGTGCTGGGTGCCAGACAGCTCGAGGCGCTGTAGTGAGTAAGAGAACCAGTCTTTCTCGGCCCGCATGACGTTATCGCGGGCGCGCAACGCCTTGGCAGTAGCCTCCAGGCCGAACTCGACATGGTAATCGTTCCAGTCGGTAGGCCCCTTGCGGGTTGCCTTGAAACCGGCAATCGCTTCCTCGCCTAGCGCTTCGAAGCTGGGCACCACAGCGGTGTGCTCGAGGTCGCGGTGGATTTCTAGTCCGGCCAGCAGGCCAGCGTTAGCGTCCTTCCAGGCGTCGTTGTCGGCGGCGTTGTGGAAACGCCAGGCGGTGTAAAACTTGCGGTAGAGGCGCGCGACCTTGAGCTGGTTGTCGACGTTGAAACAAACGACGACAGCGACCTCTTTGCCGGCCTCTTGCTCGGCCAAGTAGATGCTGGCGCCAGTCGCGAAGCCTTCGCTGAAATACTTGCGATCGGCGGTTTCAAGGTCGCCGATGATGCAGTGGAGACCTTCCATTTTGACGCCAGTGCCCTGCAGCTTGAACTCTGCATAGAGACGCTGAAGGCCGCCGAATTTACCCTCGATGGTGTACATGGGGATGGCGGTGAACTCGCCGTGACGGTCACGCAAACGCTTTGTTTTGAAGCGTGACATGACGTCGCCGATTTGCTTTTTGACCAGGTAAGGGGCGGTGCCGTCTTCGTCGCCAACCAGCTCGACGAAGTCCTGGCGGATCTTGCCGTTGGATTCGTATTCGAATTCCTGGCGGCCGCCGCACAGCCAGACAGTTTCATAGGCCAGGCGCTCGCGCTGCACCCGCTCCTCGGCTTCCCTGGCGCGTTTCTCAGTGGCTTCGCGCTCGGCCTCACGTTTGAGGCGGCGTTCTTCCTGCTGCGCCAACCAGCGGTCATGCTTCTCGCTGGTGATCGAGTTGCCTTCCCGCCGGTAGAGTTCGAGCAGGGCCGAGAAGCCCGACCAGGTGCTGGTGCCGACGCTAGGGTTGTTGTTGTTGAAGGTCAGGAACGGGGTGTCGAAGCCGTCTTTGTCGTCGTGCTTGAGGGCACTCCAAGCCATCAACTTGCCGCGGTGGGCCTTGTCGGTGTAGTAGCCCGTCCCCTTCGGGCGGATCTTCGTATCGCTTTTGCTGCTGAATTCGACGCTGTTTCGAATAGCGTCCCAGCGCAGACCAACGTCTGCTGCAGCGGCAGCGATATCCCGGTCGAAATAATCGAGCAACGCCCACGGATCAGAGCGGAAACGCTCAGCGTAAAAACGTGCCAGGGCCCCAGGTGCGTCACTCCGTCCGGTCGCATCATTCCGGTTATACATGGTCTTCCTTATGTTCAAAAGTGCAAAAGCACAAAAGAACATTCGGTTGACCCTGACCCTTGGAGCCTTAAACTTGAGCTTCGAACGTGTGGTTTGGCTAGCCTGGATTACCTGCCCGCAAAACAGATAATTCCACCAAAAGGTTCAGCTCGCTGTGGGGCTTTCGGGTCAGCAGCAACCGAAAATAGGCCGAGGTTTCCAGACCCCGGCCTTTTTCTTTTCTGCTTCGCGTAACGTCAAAAACTGCGGGTCTTGGCCGCAGTGTACGCGATCTATTCTCTATATAGAACGCCTAGTCATTCTCTTTATCGAATCATCCCCTTCTCGAAGGCCATGACCATGGCGGATACTACGCCGACGGTCGTGAAGCCCGCATCGATCTGTTCCATCGGAAACTGTGGGTTCAACGCTCGAAGGTAGCGCTGTTCACCGTTCTGGATCAACCGCTTAAACGTCAAATTTGCCGGCGAACTTGAATAGCCGACGACGAAGTCATTCGGCTCGGCCTGGCGCCGGGGGTTGATAAATATCGTCGAACCGAGCGGAAACGCTGGGCCTGACATGGCGTGCATGCTGTCGTCCGGTACGACCAGGGCGAACAGCGCGCCGGGTGGATTCTCGGGCGGCAGGATCCACGGTGTACCGTTCGGCAACCGCTTAGGATCGGGGTTGTTCGCCCATTCTACGGCCATATCCCACGGCACAACGGGCACCCTTTTAGCCGATTCGGCCGGGGCGATCGGTGCACCAGGATGTGCCGATTCTTCCAGCAGGGCGTCGACAGTTGTATCCAGGGCGGCGGCGAGCGCAGCTGCAATCGCGACGCTCGGCGTGCTGGCGCCTTTCTCTACGGTTGACAGAAAGGATGGGTACAGGGCGCCCCCTGCTTCATCACAGGTCCGTTGCAATGACCAGCCTCGCTCTTGCCGGCGACGGCGGATGGCTTCGCCTATGGTGAATTTGTCTTTCATCGTGCCTCTCTCAGTCCTTTGCGTATTGTCCGTCCTGAATTGGTAAAAACTCCATTCAGGATTGAGTAATTGTGTTGCCTAATCCGTTCTGTATAGAGAAAATGTCGCCATAACTACTTGTAGACCCCTTTTGGAGAGAAAGGTGCTATGGCGACGCGAACGGAACGCGACATCGTGCTGCAGTACACAAACCACTGGTTCGCCCACTCAGAATGGTCGATTGAGCGTTTTGCGTATGAGCTGCTGGCCCCCGCTTTGGTGGCGGCGAAGCTGGTCGAGGATGATCTCGAACAGACAGACGGCGAGGCTTGGACCAGGCAGCGTAAAGCCTGGGCCACTCGTGTCGGTCGTATCTTCAACGGCACCAGCCCCTTCCCGCTTGAGTGGAAATGGGTGTGGGTCAACGTGCTGCCTACAGAGTATGCCGCACAAATCCGCCGCGATTGCCTCGATTTGATCGGAGTTCTCGACATACGGGCGCCGATCGTCGCTCCAGGCAAGCCCACGCCTACCCCGGCCAACTTGGGGGAAGTACTCCATGAGTTCGGTTCGTTCGTTTCGGCCGCGACTCCTGCCCACGACGGGCGGTACTGCCTGGAGGACGACCCGAAAGCGGTCGACCTG